CTCCCATTTAGTGCTATCTCAACGCTCTTGATGCCCTGTAAGAACTTGCGCTTGTTTACTTTACTAGCATCCATAAACTCTGGGAGTTGTCTCTCAGGTTTACGTAGAGTCTTCTGCGTACTTAAATTAGTATCGTATCCAACTATTGTGGTACCTTTAACACCTAGTACACCTATGTGAGTATCAGCCACATACTTGCCTAACTTGCGTGTTTTAACGTTGAACACATAAAGCTCTGTAGCACCTATAATAGTTACAGGATCCACACTTGCAATCTTATATGTTGTGTTATCCTTAGCGTACTTCATTTTAGCAACTTGTTTTTGCTTGTTAGGTGCTTTCTTAACCCTAGCAACCTTGACGGCTTTTTTAGTTTTAGCATAGGCGTCAATGTCTGCTAGTATTGCCTCTACAAATTCAAAGTACTTCTTAAAGTCTTTTGCTTGCCAGTGACTGTAACCTTCTTTCAAGTCCTCGTCTGTGCCTGCCTTGGCTTCCTTCCATTCTTCTAAACGCTCAATAAACGGCTCTGCTATACCTTTAAGCATGTTTTGAGGTACATTCTCTTTCTTAAAGTATTCAAATGCTTTAGGATCTAGTTTGTTTTTATCACGTAACTGATCCTGCAGTTCTTCAAAGTAACCAATATGCTCGTTAACTTTGATCTTAATTCTATCCTGGATAGTTAATTGTGGGACTGCTGTTGTAGTCTTTTGTTCTTGCTTGATTAATATTCTAGTACTATCAAACCTTACAAAATAGTCTTCTAACCCATCTTTCATATGTTTAAGTTGGTTTGCGTCCAATATCCATCCAGCCTCCCATGCTCTTGCGATTGCACCGCATTTTGTGGGTAGCATATTATCTGGGCCTAAACTTACATCAGATATCTGTTGTTTAGAATATTCCCCTGAATGTTGCATCCATTTAAGAACAACTTTTTTATTGTCCTTGTGACTGTACTCATAGTTAAAATGGTTGTACATCCTTAGAGACTCTAGTCTACGTTCAGACTCTGTCCATTTTGACTGCTCTTCCTCTGTATACCTTAAATGTACCTTCTTCTGTCGATCTGTTTTGCCTTTGAGTCCCATAATATCCTCTCAATATACTGATTTAGTAATTATACAACCGCTTGGACCATGTGTCAATCACATAAATATAGCAATAAGGACCAGAATAGTGCCCAGACTCAGTTTATGGAAAGACGGTAAGCATACCGCAGACTACAAATTTTTTGACAGAAACATAAATGAAATGTTTACTGTAGGCGGTGTAGGTATCAACGTACACAAATACCTTGGTCCAGATGTTGCTAGTGGCGAGACTGGTGACCTAGCAGATGCTACCAAACCTAACTACACAAATCAAAGTGAAAAGAACATTCAGGACTTCTTGTTCCTAGAGAACAGAGACCGCAAGTATGATACCAGCATTTATAACATGCGTGGCGTCTATACCCCTGCAAGTCAGGACTTTGATCTAACACAGTTTGGTTTAATGAACGCTAGTGATACAGTATTCATTACATTCCACTACAATGAAATGATTAAAATACTGGGACGTAAGATTATGAACGGCGACGTCCTAGAGTTTCAAAACTTAGTAGACTATCATCCACTTGACGATGATATACCTGCAACACTAAAACGTTACTATGTTGTGCAAGACGCAACTAGGGACGCACAAGGTTTTAGTGCTAGTTGGTGGAGTCACCTATGGCGTTGTAAAGTAACACCGCTTGTAGACAGTCAGGAATACAAGGACATCATTAATAAAATTAATGGTAGTACTGACCCAGATTACAATCCGGAAGGCACTGATACAAGTCTTGCAGAGTTGCTAAGTCAATACAACAAGAACATTGAACTTAACGATGCTATTATTGCACAGGCAGAAGCAGAAGTCCCAGAAAGCGGTTACGACACAAGTAGATTCTACGTTGTTCCTACTGATGAAAACGGTCAAGCACTTAATCCTAAAGGTAAAACTGCTGATGATACAAGTTTAGTTGGTGATGACGCAGTTAATAGTTCAGATAATACTAGGGTTACACCTAGACGTGACACACAGGGTTACTTGGTCGGTGATGGTTTAGCACCGAATGGCTTCCCGGTAAGTTCAGGTACTACATTCCCAACAAATCCTGTACAGGGAGACTTTGCACTACGTTTAGACTACAAGCCAAATCGCTTGTTTAGATACGATGGAACACGTTGGGTCAAGGTTGAAGACGACATTAGAACAAGTATGACCCCTGGACCAAATAATAAGACACAAAGAAGTAGTTTTGTTAATAACACAAACACATATACAACTGTTGACGGTAAGACATATGATGAGCGTCAGGGTCTTAGTGACATACTTACAGTAAAGGCAGATAACGAATAATGGCTCAAACATTTTTTTATGACGAACAGATACGTCGATTTCTATTACAGTTCATAAGAGTATTATCGAATTTCGAAGTACAATTTGGTAAGGACGAAAATAATACTAGAGTACTACAAAGAGTTCCTGTTCGTTATGGTGACGTAAGCAGACAAGGCGCACAAATACTACGTGGCAATACAGAAAATACTATGGCCAACGTACCAATGATTAGTTGTTATATTAGCGGCTTACAATACGACAGAGCCCGGATGCAAGAACCTAACTTTATTAGTAAGATAGGAGTGAGAGAACGTAAGTATGACCCTGATACAGACAGCTACTTAAATGTACAAGGAGATGCGTTTACTATTGAACGTATGATGCCTGTCCCCTACCGACTGTCATTAAAAGCAGATATATGGACTAGCAATACAGAACAAAAGTTACAAATATTAGAACAAATGTTAGTGTTGTTTAACCCTAGTTTGGAGGTACAAAGCACTGATAATTATGTTGACTGGACCAGTCTAAGTACAATAAATTTGACAGATGTACAGTGGACAAGTCGAGCTATACCGCAAGGTGTAGACGACAATATAGACTTTGCAACGTTAAGTTTCGAGATCCCTATTTTTATAAGTGCTCCTGCTAAGGTTAAGAAGTTAGGTGTGATTGAGAGAATAGTTACTGGTATATGGGATATGCAGGGAGAATTTGATCCTAATTTGTTCCAAGACGTTGGTAACTTAATTACACGTAAGAGAATAAGTCCACAAAACTACGGCGTACTTTATCTTAATGGTCAGGCTCAACTACTTAAAATACAAGATACGATATCTGAAACCACTTCTTCTATAGGTGACACTACTGTAAGCAAAGTAGGCACTAGAACAGATTGGCCGAGTTTTATTAATCTTTTTGGGGAAATAAGGCCCGGAGTTAGTCAAATAAGGCTTCAAACCGACGAAAATGGTACTGAAGTAGTAGGCACTGTTGCTTTACACCCTACAGATGAAAGTATTCTGTTAGTCACTATAGATGCAGATACTACACCAACAAATGATATAAATCCTGTAGACGCTATTATTGATCCTGATAGAGTAGGGCCTAATAGCGGATTAAGTAGCCCAACGCCAGGCACTAGGTACCTATTAACTAATCCAATTGGTAATGATTCTAATACAGATGGTGCTGATGCTTGGAAGGGTTTATTGCCTGATTCCAGCGAGTCAGACTTAGTAGCGGATAAAAATGACATTATACAATATGATGGTTCTTTATGGCACATAAGTTTTGACGCCAGCACAGAAGATGGTACGCACTACGTTAGTAATTTAAATACAAATTATCAATATAAATGGACCGGCTCTGCTTGGGTTAGGTCTTATGAAGGTCAATACAAGGAGGGCTATTGGAGCCTCGCATTATAAACAGTTGTGGTGCATTAATAAGATCGAATACGACTGGTAGGTACTTATTTTTGTTAAGAGACAAGTGTAGTTACGGCAACACTTGGGGACTTCCTGGTGGCAAGTTTGAAAAGGGAGAATCAACTATACAAGCACTGGAACGTGAATGTGAGGAAGAGCTGGGCATGCACTTAGACTATAAGAAGTTCATTCCTATAGAAACATTTACCAGCGAGAATCAAAAGTTTGTATATCATACTGTGCTACTAACGGTTGACGAGGAATTTTTACCTACACTTAACTACGAACACAAAGGATATTGTTGGGTGTATATAGAAGACCATCCTAAACCATTACACCCTGGTGTTTGGAAAACTTTTAACTTTGATGTTGTAATGGCTAAACTGGAAGTATTAAAGAAAATTTTATAAATCTGCTTCTAATACAAAATCTCTAATACTAATTTCTCGCAAGTTTAAACAATACTTCCATGATTCAGGAAATCTTGTTGTTTTTCCTACTATTAGTGCGAAATCGATATCGGGGTAACGATCAAATAGCATTTTCATTTTGGCTTCCCATTTTGCACTACTGGTGTTTTTATCTGCAGGTGCATAATTAGGTGTGTCGGTGTATACGTTATTATTACCACCTTCTTCTGACTGATTGTCGAATCCTAAAAGATAAATTTTTTTGTGACCATCAAAACATGCTAAGAACGTTGCTATATAACCTGTATTACCCTGGACTTGATATGGTATCAAATGTAAGTCTCCAGGATGTTGCACTAAATTTGTTGCATTACTCATAACAATATGATCTTTTGGGTAGCCAGACCTAACAATCTCATTAACCATAATATTATTAGTCGCCACTAGGAAGTCTACTTTTGTGTCTCTGTAAAGAGCATTGCAACCGTAAGTTTGAAGTCTACGTTTGCCTAAGTGTCCGCCTGCGTGATTAGTAACTTTTCTAATATCTAAGTCTAGTCTAGAACGTCCGTTGCCTATAATGCAAGCATTACCAGTATGTTGATTATTTGATATAGTGTTAGGTAGGAAAATTCTATTTTCTTGACGTCTACCATCTTTAATTATAAAGCCGTCAACTACAAACTCACCCTCATAGTCGGTGCGATAAAGTTTCTGCATTAGAGCCTGCCGATTACAACCTCAATAGTTCCTATTTCGTCACTGTCATAGTTTTCAAGTGCCTTGCCAATTACAGTACCTATTTGTGGATTGTCACTTGCTACAGCAACACCTTCTATATTACTAGTAACCATCATGTCACCTTTATTAATTTTGCCTTTAACTTTTGTTGGTACTCTGCCACAAAGTGCTAGTGGAACCATGTGTTCGCCTTGTGCGTCTTTGTTCATTAGTACACCAGGTTGTGTTGATACAACACCTGCTACCTTATTGCTGTCTGGTGCTTGACTAACAGTTACTTCTTGTAGTCCACCAAAAACTAAAACTGTTCCTGGCTCGTAATTCGAGTCTGCTTGATATAATTCAGCAACGTCAGCATACTGAGCTGTTGTAGCAGTACCAGAGAATACTGAGGCTGTTAATGTGTTGCTATTTGGATTGAAGTATAAACTCGTATCTGTTTCTAGACCTTGTGCGCCAGTTGCTCCATCTACAAAGGTTAGATATACTGTTTCATCTGTTGTATTGTTAGCCGTTATAGGAACAGTCATTGCAGAGTCTGCATTGGACCCATCATTGCGTAACATCTCAAATCCACCTGCTGTAGATCCATCATGTATTCTTAGCGCATCTGTATCTGTATTGTAACTAATCTCACCGAGGGCACCTGTAAATGAATTATTTTGAGCTGTGGTTCCTCTTCTAAATTGTAGTACGGTAGGCATTTTTTATCCTTCTATCCTTTTCTATATTTATGCTCCAACATAGGCTTCACTGTCACCTAAGTCGGTTGTTGTTGTCGATCCAACTGGTTCCATTTGGTCAAAAACAGCGCCTAGTGATACACCGAATGCGTCTGTACCTGATGATTCAAATGGTGTTTCCGCTGTATTATCACTAGGACCTGTCGCTAAGTCTTCGTTGCCACCAGCCGCAGGGTGTGTGCTAAGTGTTGAACTTTGGAAACCACTTGCGCCGCCACCAGACTGGTTAGCAAATGACCAGTTACCAGCACCGTCAGTAACAAGAACTTGTTGGCTTGTTCCGTCTTGTGCAGGCAATGTAAATGTATAATTACTTGTTACTGTGCTCGGAGCTCTAAGAGCAATATAGTTACTGCTATCTGTATCATAAAATTGTACAGGTGCTCTAGCACTCAAGTCCAAGTTAGTTCCAACTGTTGGGCTTGTGAGTGTTTTGTTTGTTAAAGTTTGTGTGCCAGTAAGTGTTGCCACTGTACTGTCTATAGCAATAGCAACTTGGTTATCACTAACAGTAGTATCTATACCGGTGCTACCAGTAAATGTAAGTGTTTGTCCAGTGGTATAACTATCTGTGCCACTATCGCCTGCTAGACTAATTGTTTGATTCAAGGTAGTAAAACTTAAAGTGCCACTACCATCAGTAACTAGTGTTTGTCCGTTTGTTCCATCACTGTTAGGTAAAGTATATGCTGAACTAATCTGAACAAGACCGGAACCTTTTGGTTTAATGCTTATAGTGATATTTGTATCATTACCAATCGCATTTAGTGTAACAGGGTTGCCAGTAGTGCTGCCTTTAGTTTGTAGAATATTGGTTGTATTAGTAGCATCAACAATTACTTTGCCATCTGACTCAAGTTTACCAGTGTTATTATCAAAGAAAAAGCTTCTATTACGTCTTGCCATTATTGTGCTACCTCAAATGTTTTTACTATTGCAGTCCAACTAATGGTTTTTCCTGCAACTCCGGTGACATATATGCCAATGGAATCGTTTGTATTATCTGCTCTTGCATCCACCGCATAGTTTGCGTCGTCTGATGCTACTTGCACTTCGTATACGCTACCAACATCTGCTACTGTTCCACTAAAGTTATCTACTACTGCTTTTAGGTGCCAACCGCCACTTTCCCCAGTAGCATCTGTGCGTCTTGCAACAATGTTTACCTCGTAAAATACAGTTGTATTACTAGCAACAGGTATTCTGCTATTAGTTGTGCCGCCCACAAAAATTTCTGTTTCTGTTGCGTCTGAAGTTGAACCGTACAGTACATATTGCTTTTGATTGTAATTTGTATCACCGTGTATAATTTGATCGTCTGCATCATTTAAACTTAAATCGCCAGTAAGTGTTAAATCTGTTCCTGAAACTGCACCAGTAAATGTTGCTCCACTAAATGTTGGAGAACCTGTAAAACTTAAAACTCCTGAACCATTTGTTTGTAGTATTTGGTTAGCACTACCATCTGTAGTTGGAAATGTAAATCCATCTCCGTCTGGGTTAACTGTAATAGCACCATTTTCACCAATTGTGACCACTGCAAGACTATTATAAGCCAGTGCCAAAGGTGTAGCACCTACAGATCCAAATGCTGAACGAGTGGCCTGACCTTCAATAAAACAGGCAGCGCCGTCTGTTCTATCTAACACTAATAGTGCGTTTGCGCCGGTGTTTTCTATTTCTACTTGGTATGCAGGACTTGTTGTTCCAATACCAACTCTATTATTTGAAGAATCAACATATAGTGTGTTTGTATCAACTGTGAGTGATCCAATACTTAATGCACTTGCCGTAACAGTTAAGTCGCCCTGAGTAACACCTGTTGCTGTGGTTGTACCTAGTACAAATTGGTCCGCTGATTCGTCCCAAATAAGAACAGCGTTGTCTCCAGTGCTACCACGCTCAAATATAAATCCAACGTCTGTATCGTTAGCATCAGTTTTGTTTGAATTTAGTCGTATAATGGGGTCGCT